GCATACTTGTTGGTTGGTAGCGTAGACCCGGGCTCAATCCTGACGTCATGCTGTTGTAAATTATGTTTTTCTTTTTTGATATCCAGTATTGCTCCTATCTTTTTATCGTACATATTGATAGTTGCTTCTGTAATATCGTTGTTGGCTTCGTTGAGCCTAAAAATCTTTTTATATGTATAGTGACCTTTAGATAGGTTATACAATACCTGTCCTAGTCTATTGATGCTAAACTCTATGTCTCTTAGTTTTGACTTTGGTCTTTCTGACCCTAGAGATATCATTCTTTCTGTAGCTCTTACTGTCTCTGGCGCTTTCTCTGCGAACCCGTGCATCATCTCAGGCAATCCAAATGTAAAGTCAATATAGAACTCACACTGCTGTATTAGTCTGTAAAACTCAGAAGATAACGGTTGAGGCGCTGGAAAGTGTGGCTCACCTTGTGTGCTGTCTACCTCTATGACTGCGTTTGGATTTGCCCAGTCTCTTTCTAGCTGACCAAGGTCTTCTACACTTCCTAATGGAACTAATAGCTTTAATCCTCCAGATGCTTGTGCGTGTGACAGTGCTAATGACCATAGTTTATTTAAAAGCCTTTGCATAGGTCTTGCCCTTGATACATCTGACTTTGGATAAGGGCTTTCTGTAAATACATTTGGAAAAGGTATGATAGGATAGTGGTCGGTATTTAGAATGGTCTCATAAAGAACTACTTGACCAATACTAGCGCAAACCTTTACTCTAGTTTGTCTTACTGGTATAACTTCATATTGACCTGCTTCTATCTGTTCTCTATTATTCTCAATAAACTCTGCATACTCAGGTTCACTCAAAATTACCTCTTCACCGTTTTGTATATCTATGATACGGTAAAAATTAACTTTGACTTTGTAAAATCTTTCTAATATCTGATACTTCTGTCTTTCATAATAGTCTAAATCTTTAACTTCTGACGGTGTAAATATCTTTTTATTGTTAGCATTCATTGCATCAGGATAATCTTCTTCAAGATAATTTTCTAAATCCTGTATAATACCAACTTGCATCTCTCCTGTCTCTGGGTCTTCTTGTTCTCCTAATTCAGGGTAGAGGTTGACGACCTGTTCACCAGTGAGTATCGTGGAGAGGATAATGCTTTCAGCATCATCGAACCAGCGGTTTCGGGTGTTAGGAGAGGCATATACTCGAAAGGGATTGACATAAGTAAACTTGACATCACCTCTACCAAAATCTGACTCTGCATCTACATACGCATACAAGTAGCCTAATCCTGTTGTAGCGTAGTCATGTATTGCGTGCTTTAACTGATAATCACCATTTGAGTTGCCCCAGATATATCCCATGATAACTCTCCATAGAGAAGCAATCTTTACATCAGAATCTTCTCTAGGTGTCATGGTAAACGCTGGAGAGCGTGAAGTTAAAACAGCTTTAAACTTTTCAATAGCTGGTCCAATCCTATCCATTGGCACATCAGCTTGGTTTCTTGATTGTAACTCATCTACCTCTTCTGTAGTATAGTGGTTACCATGAAAAAAATCTATATCAAAACGAGCTTCGGTATCCCAGCTTTTCCTAGCATCTCTATATCTACGATATAGTTCTTGGTTATAATCTGCTCTTTTATCTTTTTCTAATACCATTAAGTAGTCTCGTTTGCTAACCTTTGTACTAATAATCTATTGACTAGCCCTTTTAAATTAGGATTCAAAGCACTAGGGCTGACTGCGTTCTTGTTTAGCATGGCGCCTTGCTTTCTTGACAGTGGAGTCTCTACACCATAAGCAGGTAATATTGCTTCTGCTAGTTTTGGCACTACCATAGCCTCTGCACCTGTCATGCCATTTTGCACTCTAGAAGAGTAAACATCTGGTTGTAATGCTGCTACTCTTCTGTCATTAGCCATGGCTCCCATCAAGTTGCCATCAGAAATCATACCACCTTCTTGCATATTTGGCTTTTTAGATTGTTCTACTCTTCTTCTAATTCTTTCCAGCTCTTCTTTTATAGATTGTTCTGTAATGGTATCACCAGTAAAAGGATTGACTTCTATGACTAAACCTTTTAAAAGCTCATCTAAATCGGAGCTTTTTTGTCGCATTTCTTTTTGCTTTCTAGGTGCGGGTGGACCATAGGTTTGAGGAACTCTCATACCTACTGGCTGTCCTGAGCCAAACAGACTTCTTTCTTCTTGAGGTCTCATATCCATCTTCATCAAAGTATCCATAGCTGCCTGTCTTAGATTTTCTATACCAACATTGTCTAATACTGACATAGCATCTCTTCTAATATCTCTAAGTGTATTCTGAGAAGGAAGAATACTGCCACCCTTTTGATACATCATTGGTGGCATATTATTACCCATTCTTTGCATAGGGCTAAGATTCATAGCTGGATTCATAGGTCTTTGCATCATGGGTTGTTGCATACCAGTCATACCACCCATCTGCATTTGATTCTTCATTGACTTAGCAATAGCCATGCCTCTTTTCTTTTCATACTCAGATATCTTACCATCTTTATTCAAGTCAGACTTTTTCTTATTAAAACCAGTGCCTTGGTTAAACATTCTACGACTATGAAGAGGACCACCTTCTTGATACTGTATCATACCACCTTGTTGCTTTGACTGTAAAATATTTCCCTCAATATCTATCGCTTCAAGCTCGCTTCGGTCTTTTGTTGCTCTGTAAGCAGGGTATGTTTTGCCTTTTTTAACTAACTCTCTTTCTATAGCATTGATGGCTTGAACATTTTCTTTGCCAATATTTTCTACATTTTGCTTTAATCTGTTTTGCAAAAACTGTAAATCATTGTAGCCTATTTCATCTGGATTCATTTTACTGAGCTCTTCAGTTAACTCTTTTTGTTGCTTTGCACTTTTACCAGTTGGAATTTTCTTAACTGCACGTAAAACAGCTTTTTTACCCACAGAACCAATAACTGCTCCCGGAGTAGCTATATCCATTACCATTTGCATGATTTCTTCGTTTGTCATCGGTGCTCTTGATATTGAGCCAGACTCTCTAGGAACAGCTAAATTTGCCAATGGCAGGTTTAAAGACTCAGTTGGTATAAAAGTTTGTGCTACCCTAGTTCTGTCTGCAACAGTCCCACCTTCTTGGTACATTGGAGTCTTAGGTGCGACCATGCCTCCTCCGGGCATCATCTGGGTGCTGGCACTGGCAATAAGTGCATCTATGGCACTATGAGCGTTTTGAGCGTTATTAGCGTTATTCATCTGCTCCATCCTTCCGATATCATTGATTTGCTTGATGAGAGGCAAGAAGTCCTCAGTAGCCTCTTTATTGATGATAAACTCTCCGCCTTCTAGTTCTACATCGGGACCGTTAGCAACAGAAGCATAAACTCCTCCGTCACTATGGGATGGTCCGACTACTAAGCCTGAGTCTGGAAACATCATTCTGCTTCTATTTGCCATTTGGTATGTGGTCCTATAGCTTAATTATTGTAACAGAAATCTTCTATCGGGAGAATATAAAAAGAAATATTGTAACTAACAATAGCTTATTTTATGTTCTTGCTCCTGTCATCCAATTATACTTTTTTAACTTTGGGAATAAGCTTTCTTTTCTCTTACCACCCTTAAATCCTTCTTTTGGTGTAGCGGCTGACTTAGGCGCTCTTGCAAAGTAATCTGCATAATAAAGAGCATCCATAATATCATCGTTCCTAGGCTTGGGGTGTTCAAAGAACTCATCTACTATCTCTGTCATCTCCCTACGTATATATAACTTCTTAGAGTTGACAATAGGTCCTAGTGTTGTTTCTAGCCTATCTGCCTTTTTAATCCTACCGGGTGGCTTAACACCTTTGAAGATACCGGGCATTAAACGTTTTTCCTGCGCACTCATACGAGTCACCATGTCTCTTACCATCTCTTGTGCTGCTACTGTTTCTATCGTTACCCTTTTAACTGGGTTGTATTTCTTTGCTAGGTCTATAATCTTTTGCGGCACATCAAAGGTAGGGATACGTTCTCTAAAATATTCTAAGATATATCGATTAGAGCGTGAGTCTATAGCCATGACCAGTATCACTTGATAGTCAGAGGTCTCACTGGCTGTCGCTGCAAGGTCTACTCCTATGTAAAGATTAACAGGTATCATCTCATCGTGCTCTGCTATGTAATTAAATCCGTTGATATACTTTCTCTCACCAGAAAAGTATTGTATCCTATCTATCTTAAATGACGCATTGGATATATCTCTAGCATCATTCATGTATTCTTGAGCAAACTTGTTTACGAGTCCCGCTTCTATAAACTCTCTTTTCTTTGCATTTAACTTAGAAAGTGGGAACTGTTCTTTCCATATAGGCTGACCGTCTTCTATTGCACGTTTAAAGAATACCTGCCAAGGATAGCTGCGATTATCTTCCTTTGCTTTGTTATATCCATCGTATGTCATTTGCAGGAAGCTATCAAAGTGCACAATCGTGCCAGAAAGCCATATCCAGCCTTCCTTACCCGGGGATTCTTCCAAAGCCGGATAAATAGTTGATACCACCCACCTCTTGATGTCTGCACGTCTTTCAGGTGTCCTTGTATTTAGTTCTGATTCAAAGTCATCAAGAATGATGCCAGTGTATCGAACATCTACCTCAGCTCTACCACGAAGCCTTTGGCTGGTACCTTTGGCTATAATCCTATCCCCCTTAGGGGTAACTAAATCTTTTTCAGTCCATCTTTTTCCTACTGAGCCTCCATCCATATTACCAAAGTAGTATTTGATTGTCTTGTTCATTTCTAGATGATGTCTGATATATTTTAAGTGGTCAATGGATTGTCCTTGTTCTTCTGATACCCATGCTATAAAGTTTTGTGTATCCTCGCCTGAAAAGCAAAGTTTATGAAGGATAGCAGATTTAGAAAGAATAGATTTACCAAAACCCCTTGGAAGTATGATACAAATACGCTCACCGGGCTTGGTTGATATTAATTTTTTAGATACATCGTAGTGATATGCAGGGGATGTGCTTTTATTTAAGAAGTCATTAGGTAAGAAAGCTCTACCAAAGTAAACAAGGTCATTGTATGCTTTGTACAATACCTCATCTTTTCTTGCCATCTCTTCTGGCGAAGGGTTAATGTTAAAACTATTTTTTTGCTTTAGCTCTTCTATACCCACCCTTGGGTCCTAATCTTTTCTTTTCTTCCATATTCAAAGCAATAGCAACCGCTTGATACATAGGATATCCTTCATCAACCAACTTGGATATTTTTTTGTTTACCCTTCTGTTGCGAGGCTTAGACATTACCACTTAACTTTATCTGCCCAGTATGCTGCAGACATTTTGCCCTTTGCTATATTTTTTCTATGACGTGCTTTAAATGACTTTCTCTTCATAGTGGTAGCACGTGATTCACCTTTCTTTGGCTTGCCAGCTGTCTTAGCACCTTGCTGTCCAAAGCGTATAGTCTTAATCTTCTCACCTTCTTTAGCGACAACTATATGTGATTTAGTAGGATGACCGGGTGTTCTTTTAGGCTTGTTAAATCCAGTTACACCAGCTCTTTTAAGTCTAGGGTCTCTTTTCTTTGACATCAAGCCCTCCTAACTCTTCTGGCTATTTTTTTAGTATACTTAGCTTTTTGTTTTCCTTTTGCACTTGCAGCCCTTTTTCTTCTATTGGTTGCTGCCTTTTCAGATTTAGACAAACTTTTTCTTACCGACTCTGGTAAATAACGACCTCTTTTTGCTCTAGGCTTTTTAGAATCTCCCTTGCTAACATAATCCCATTTTTGCTTAGACCACTTGCTTAGTTTATTGCTGCTTTTTTTGGCGCCCTTGTATCCTCCACCTGCTTTTTTATATCTAGCTGTAGCTAATTGAGCTTTTCTTGCAGACCACTGACCTGCCCTACCACCTTTACTACCAGCCTTAACGCTTGAAACAATACGCTTCCAAAGTGCTGGTTTTGTTTTTGTTGCTGAAGACATTATTTTTTAGCCTTGTGTACTTTCTGTACTTCAAAAGAAGCGGTAAGGCTTGCACCTTTGTGTGCTTTGAACTTACCAGTATGTTTCATAAGCTTATATTGATTCTTGCCTTTCTTCATCCAATGATGACCAGCAGGGGCTTTTACTCTTTTAACTGCCATGTTGTACCTCTAGTTGTATGTTATAGGTTATACTACCCCATTTAACTTGTTTAGGGTAATCCCAGTATCTATTGAGAAGCACTTTCTTCTAATAGTCCTGTTTCAAATGCTTTTAACTTATCCCTAGAAAAACCTTTGAACTCTTGTATCAATGCTAATGACTCTGTTTTCTTTTCTGTAGACAATAGTCCTGCTATCTTCATTAGTGTTTCTAGTGCTCTTAGTTTATCAGCATCCCTAGCATCTTTCTTATCTACTATATCTTTTGCTTGTTCTAGTAGATATGTCTTACTGATGCCAAGGTCATCTAATATCTCTTCGATTTCTTTATTGACCAATGTTCTAATCCTCTTTTGTCTTAATAGTATCCTCGCCCTTTCAAGTGCATATTCCTCGTTGTTAGTATCAAAAGAATGTATATATGCGTCCTTCTTGTCTATGCCTTGTGCGACTAGCTTGGCAAAGTATCTTTCTTTTTCGGTTATATATTTATGCCTACCGCTACCAAAACGATTAATGTCTTTAGGAGGGTCTCCTTCTAGCTTTTGCTTGCCGTTTGTATACTTGAGACCTAGTAATGTTTTAACAACTGTCTGTTTACCTTTGTAAGCAGTACTATTAATAGTGCTTTTTTTGATTATACTAAGTATTTGTCCATCATCACTAACGGTCCATTCGCCTTCTTCTGCAGTGCGCCAGTTAGTGTTAATCTTTTCTTTGGGGTATTGTTTGCGGAACTCTTCCTCATTATCAAATAAATGATAATCCACGCCTTTGATTGTTCTAAGATACATTACGCCTGAGCTTCAATCTCTGGCTTAGTCCCTGTAACGAAGTCTACTAATACTGGGGTATCCATCTCATCTATGACCATTAGTATTTCCATCATGTATTGGTGGTCACCAGTATCAATGAACTTCTTTGATAGACTTTTTAAATAATCTATCGCAGGTCCTAAATCAAGTACTTCTATACGAGGTTCTATTTCCATGGCGGTAATATAATCATAGAATATAGTATTTAACAAGTAATTAAAATAAGTGTTGACAGGTATAGTGTTTTTACTATAAATTTCAACTGTTGGTTGAGAGGAACAATAATATATTAATATATTAATATATTAATATTATATTATTAATATTAAATAATATTATTAATATTAGATAGATAGTTAATATTATAATATTTTAATATATTACCGCATTTTACCGCCGCAGGCAATCCAACCTAAATCTCAAAAAAAATCCAAAAAAAATATTTTACTATATGTGTCTTTCTTTTTTTATGCACACGCCACCCCCCGTTGCCTTTTCGTTGAAAAAAAGTTAGGTTGAGAAATCTGGACCCATTTCATAGTAGGTTGAATATTGTGAAATAACCTGAGCGTTATGAGCTGTTAATAGACCTAGAAAAAAAAGTTTAAAAAAGATGGAACCTTTTCCCCCGTCTATCATATACAATACAGTTATTTGAAAATGTTTTTCTCGCCCTCGGTGAATCTACCACACCATTGCCTGTCAGCGTGTGGAGGGCGTTAGCGGGTCTAAATCCTTCGGGTTACCCGTGACTATTCTCAACCCTTAACAACAATAATAATAGGAGGTTCAAAATGAACCAATATGAAGAATATGCACAAATGATGAACGGTGCACAATCTAACGGTATTATCAATGGCGTTCCTAACTTACAAGATAGTAGCCTAACAGAGGCTAATCTTATTTCAGGTTTGCCAAGTGTTACCAACTACAATGATAATCTACAGCCTGTAGATATTACAGAATATGAAGATATTACAGAGATTCAAGATGAACCTGTAATATTTACTAATTCTTACAATGTAGGCAATGGACAAACACACGACGCATTTGCACCAGTTAAGAAAATGCAAACGCAATATGACGATAGAAGAAAATCTGTTTGTCACAATGTGAATATGTTAGTCAATGGCAAATGGGAAGAGGTAGGAAGTGGCGTTAGCCCTAACTACTTGGTTATTAGTAATAAAGAGCTCAATGCCTATTGTGAACGGATTAGACGTGGCACTGGCATGAAGTGGGTACATGACCGCATGATGTTCGACGGCAAGCGTTATAAGAATGTTTACAGGACAGAAGACAACGGCATTCATGTGCCTGAGCTAAATGATACAATGTACATTATGTTTACAGAAGTGAATAGCTATGATGGTTCAGGCATGGCAGGCTTTAGAATCGATTTCATGGTATTATCTTGCCTTAATGGTATGGTATCACCTAGATATGGACTGGAGCACAAAATACGCCACTCACTACAGAAAGTAAACTGGAAGGAAGATATAACCAATGCTCACAGATTACTTACTGGCGAACGCTGTAACAACAGACTCAAAGAGTTTTCTACAGCTTTGAAGGGATTACACAAACCAGTTGGATTAGAAGACTTGGCGATAATTAGAAATAAATATATCAACAAGCTCAATCCACTACGTTATGGTGAAATCTTAACCAACTTCCACAAAAAGGATGGGAAGACAGCATGGGACCTATGCCAAGCAGGTACTGACAACTTCTGGCACAGAAAGAAAAGAAACCTCAAGGTGACCAAAGCTGACTTTGACAACAATGGCGAGTTTGTAGACGGCATGATTGAATTTGCCAACGCAACTGCATAGTACAATATAACCAAACTACGGGGGGCGCAAGCCCCCCAGAAAGAAGAGAATAAAAATGACCCTTACACAAACTATCGAAATGGACAATGAAGTCTATATTATAGAATATGTTATGTCTTCTGTAACCAATACCATAAAAATAGTCGAAATGACTAAAAATGGTAAGTTTCACAGGATGAACTGGATAAAAAATGCGAATCTTAGAGAACTGATATATAAGATGCTAGAAGAAAGTTATGAATACCAGACTCAAGACTAGATAAGGACAGCCCCCGAGAAATCGGGGGTTTTCTTTTTTTTTAATATTTTTTTATATAATCCATTCACGTAGGTAATTCACGTAGATATTTTAAAATATAACATTCACGTAAAGACTAGACGCATTGTGAAATTTATTTTTATTATAGAATATTCACGTAGCTACTATTTTATTAATATAATTCACGTAACTAGCTAGATTGTACAATATAGGAGGCAGTAGGTAATATATTAATATTATATCTTTTATTTATATTATATATATTAGTATTAATATTATAATATATTAATATTAGCGAAAATAAGATACCCGAACTTCCCCCCGACAAATGAATTATTTCAATTATTTTGGAACTTTTTTTTATATCTCTTGTATACAATACAAATAAAATAAAAGGTTACAATATGAAACAATTAAATAAAATAAAATTTACTGATTCCAAAAATA